AACACCGTCTATTGTGTATCTAACTTGAGTGCCACCACCTGACAGGCTAATTGTCTCGTCACATACGCCTTTAGCTGTAGTTACTGAGCTAGTTAGTATGTTAGCAACTGTCTCGCCTAGACCGTATTTTGTATCGCGTAAATAATCATAAATACACAGTGCAGGGTTTTGCGACCAAGCAGTTGTGTTATTACTTGGATCAAGTACCTTTTTACCACGAATTACCGTGCTTATGTTTGGCAGACCTTTAGCAAATTTATCTTGGTCATAGGTTAGTTTCACTATTATGTAGGCAGTGCCTTCTAACTTATGATTTACAGTCCATTTGTTATCTGATGCAAATATTAGAGCTGCATTAGCAGTTTCATTGTCTGTTCCGCCATAGTATCTGTATAGAGTAACGTAAGGTGAGGTCGTTAAATCGCCATCTGATCCCCAAGCGGCTGTAAAATTACCGTTTTCCCAAATCTTTTCATCGTTAAACCACAACTGCTCATAAGCATCGATCTCATGCCCTGCGATGGCAGTTACTAGCCAAAGGTATTTGTTATCTGTACCAGTAGATTCTAAGTAAACAACATTGCCGCCAATACGCGCTCGACCATAGACGATCTTGCGAGAGTGAGCCGCCTCTCTCGTCATAACAGAGCGACCACCCATCTGAGTGCCTAAATCTAACTTTGGAGCAAGAGCTTGAGAAACTAACGATAAACCTGCGCCAATAGCAAAAGCAGCCCAAAGAGATATTGACGATCCAGCTATAATTGCACCGCCAACTGCCGCTATACCTGCTAATACTGCTGTTGCCATTTTATTATCCTAAAAAACACTTGTGATAAACGCGCTCAAGCAGGTTAAACCCCATGCGTAGCATTAAGTTATCAAAGGGAAATTCTGTTTTCATGTTCAGCGTCATAAGAGAAACACCTTGCTCAATACAGTGTTCTTCAGCATATTTAATGAGGTCTGATCCTGTTTTGCTTTGTCGGTACTCTGGCTTAATATAAATAACGTCTGTCGATGCAAACGTGTGATCTTTGTGATGAATGCTTTTAGAGATCATCACTACGCAATAACCCACTAATTCTTTATTATCCCTTGCGGTAAAGACTCGCAATATTCCGGCCTGATCTAACAGCGCGTACTGTTCCCAATCAGGGTTAAGTGCAATTGTTTCTTGGTTTGGCTCTGTCTCTTGCCAGTGCTTGTCAAGTAAAGGCTTAATATCTTCTTTTACATTAGCAAGGCATTCGTGAGCTATTTTCATCAATCTAGCATCGTTCCACCAGTAGCACCGCCACTGTCTGTATTGCCGCTCCCTGCTTGCGCTGAATAAGTTGGCCTTCCCCATAGAATTTCTTTCTCAACTATGCTTGTTACAAATTCAAAACCTTTGTCATTAGCATAATCAATCTTTTGATCCTCTGCTGTGTAACGTCTTACCCTTGATCTTTCAAAGGCAATAAGCTTATTTTCAACAGCAATGGTAATCGTGGAGTATTCCCCTGCCTCTGCAATCGTCATTGTGTCCATGAACCCAGAGAAGATAATTACCGGGTCAGCTATTAACGATCCAGAGTCATCAAATGCGCCTAGTCGAACGGTCAACTCTCGACCTTGATATTCGTGGTTCTTAGCCACAGCAATGAGCGATGATTTAACACCTGTCAAAGCTACGTTTATCCCAGTTGCACTGACATCAGAGGTTTCTTTAATCTCGCTTATGGATAGGAGATCACCTAACCCTGTATAGGTTTCACTGTCATAGGTAAGATCGCCCATGCCTGTCCAGACATTTAGCTCGTTTGGGCTTTCTGCGTTATCAAATACCATGCGAACAAGAAAGATAGGGCGCGAGACTTTGGCTGCTGCCATTGTCTGCATAGCACTGGTAAGCGTTCTACTCATAGGGCTTCACAACAAGCGAACGTAAAACCGTACATACTGGCTTCGTTTATCGACCAACCAATTTCATTAGAGGTCATGCGCCAAGTGCTCTTAGGCAAGTTGTATTTAATTGCTTGGGCTGAACTAACAGCAATCCGCAAAGGCGGCTGAAAGTTTAGCGTTGCCTCATTAGCGGCTTTATCTTCTGTAACCATGTATAAATAATTGTTTAGCTCGAAGTATGTTCCGGCAGGTAAAGCAACTGCTGCTCCAGATGACAATTCAAATGTTTCTGCTCTTATAGCGGCACTACTAACAGCGCCATTCGCAACAGTGCTTGTGTGTAAAGGATTGCCAAAATAGAAAGTACCAGATTGTCCTTTAAGACCAATAATGAATGCCTCAACACTTCTAGCCTCCGCATGACTTAATGGCGGCAAAGATACCTCTGCTTCCCATTTAGCTCCCTGGTGTACGTGTGTTTGCGTATCTAAAGTAAAAGGTGACTCAGAAACAGAAACAACTCTGCGGAGTCGCATTGACATATTCTGAATGCCAACAGAGGGAAAGGTTAAAGGCATTGGTTACGCTCCCGCCATTGCTTTAGAGAAGTTACCACCGCGCAATCTAGCATCTGCAACAGCGCCTTTAGCCGCTTGAGCTATCTGAGGCATTAGTTGGACGATTTCAGCACGTATGGTTTGCTGTACGCCTGTGGTTACGTTAATCGTTTGTTGAACAACAACACCTGATGACTGACCCTTTGTATGGTCAATGATTGTCTCATTAGGGTGAAGAATTGCAGGGAAACCGCCTTTTCCGTCTACGCCTCCAGATCGTGAGCCGTACCCAGTAAATCCACCGCCATTAAGAGATGGCAACGTAGGGCCAACAAAGTTAGCGCTGCCTTCAATGTTAGATGATGATTGACCGCCAAAGCTACCAGTTATCGCATCGAATAAAGGCTTTGTAATGTAATACTGAACAAGCATTTTTATAAGGCTGTCAACAACTGACTTAGCCATATCTTTCATCGCGCTTGCAAAGTTTTTTGCGCCAGTAATTGCATCAGTAAATGCATCAGTAAATTGGTTCATGCCTTTTTTAGCAACATCTTGCAACGCTAAATCAACATCACCTAAACTGTCTTGCCAATCTAAAAATGTTTGCCGTATCTTGCTAACAGATTCAGTTACAGTGTCAGTTAATCCTTTACCGTCTCCACCGCCATCTATAATTGCAATAAGGCTATTAATTTTTTTCCGAAATTGCTCAACGTCAATTACGTTAGATAAATCAATAGGAGTTAATCCGCTTTGCATTTTTGCTTCGACTTCAGCAATCTGCTCCTGAACTTCCATAAAGCGACGTGTAATTTCGAGAACACTAGGATTTGCTTTATCCAAACCTGCCTTTAATCTTTCCGGAAGGGTTAACTCTCTGTCTTCGTGAAATATGATGTCAAGTGCTTCTTGTAATCTAACGGCTTGTTGCTCAAAGCCTTTTAAATCAATTTTTTGTGCAACTCTTTGAAATTCTGAAATGTTAGATTTAAATGCATCAAAGGTTTTTCCAACATTTGTTAAAATCGTATCTAAAGACTCAACTACTGCAAGCGTTGCATTTAAAAAAGCTTTTGCCATGTCTTTTGCGAACTGCTCAACACCGCCTTTTTTCTCTGCAATTTCTTTGAAAAAATCTGTAAATTGCGTTGTCAATGACTCTATAGCAGGGGCAAGGGCCGCAACAAATTGATCTCTTAGCCCTTTAGTAATTGCTTTGAGTTTCGTAAGAGAGTCTGTTGCGTTTTCAACTCCTTTTGCCGCGCTAGAGGACATAACAACCCCTAACGCTCTAGCCTCGCCAAGTAACTCAGAAAGACCATCTCGGCCGAGACTTAGCGTGTTGACAAGTGCAGCACCCTCACTGTCAAACAGCTTAAAGGCTAATCTAAGGCGGTCAGATTCACTCTGCACATTACTAAAGGCGTCGGCAAGGACAAGCATTCTTTTGTCTAATGGCATTCGGTTTAATTCTTGAGCGTTAATACCTAGCTCTCGAATAGCACCTTTTGCTTCGCCTGTACCCTTTGCCGCCTCTGCTGTTCTACGCGTAAACCTTTGCAGAGCCATGTCCATCGTGGTCGTAGCAACGCCAGTTATTTCTGCCGCAAAACGCAAACCACTTAAAGCTTCAGTGGTTGTGCCTATTTTTGATGCAGTCTTAGCTAATGAGTCAGTGGCATTTAATGAGGATCGAACAAGTAAACCAAACCCGGCTGCACCTGCAACTCCAACCAACGCTGTACGCATACTAAATATAGACTTCGTTAAACCGCCTAATGCGCGACCAACTGAGGTGAAGCCTTTTTTAGTATTGTCAATAGCACTGATAATAATTTTCGTGTTTTCAGCCATTGTTCTCACTCATTATTTTGAAATACGCCATCCACTCATTGAAATGGTTTACCGGCATTTGTTCAGCGTCAGAAATACTCATGTGCAAGCGATCAGCCAAAGACAAAAGATTCATCCTCGATTGATCGCGTCTTAGTTTTTTTCAGCTATCTCTGGACTTTCAATCTCTGCAAACATCTGGTTAGCAATCTCAGAGATCACCGTTGTCTCCTCACCCATCAGATCGATACGATCTTCAGCAGAGGTAA